ATGGCGCAGGTGCAGCGCTTGCCGGTCAGCGATGGCGACAGGATTCCCACAGCGCGGACACTCGGGCTCTGATCAACGATCGAAGGCCCCACATCCCAGGCGTTGACAGAGGAACGGCCATCACTGAGCGGTTCCAGACACTGCAGGATGTCAATGTCACGGACCAATCTGAGCATCCAGGTGCTGATCTCCACCGCCTTGTCAGCCGTGGCACCGACCAGCAGGATCTTCTCTCTGAACGGATCCCGCCGGAGCCGCCAGAGGGCATAGCAACCGGTGAGGAAGGACTTCCCGCAGCCGCGGTAGGCGGTGATGATCTGCCGATCAGGACCGGTCTCGAGATACTCGAGGATGCCCAGCTGCTGCTTGGTGGGTGCATCCGCCAGGTTGAGCTCCCGCAGCAGGTAGCAAGCGAAGTGCGGGAGTGGTTCGAGCTCAGGCGGAAGCGGTTCCCACTGCATGGTCAGGGACGAGTGCTGCCGCCAGTACCGGTGCCACCAGTGCCAGTGCCACCACCACCGGTTGGTGCAGGTGCTGCGGCCTTGTAGTCAGGAGCCACGTAACCCGTGTACCCGGTCTTGGCGACAGCAGCTGCGACCACCGCTTGAGGGGCATCAGGGTTGCCCTCCAGGTGCAAGGCAAGGCGAGCCGTGTTGACGAGGTACATGACACCAGTGCAATGCACCCATCTTGCCGCCATGAAGAAGGCCCCTACCACCGAAGTGACAGGGGCCTCCCCAACAACCACGGACCCAGAGGGACCATGCACAACCAGGGAACCACCCCCGGTCGCATGGGCAGGTTAGCGGAGACGGTCGGTGGCTTTTACCAAGTTGGCGGCAGCGACAGCACCGACAGGCAGGGTGAACAGCAGCAGCGGCTGCTTGGTGGCGTTGACCAGACCAAGCCAGATCACGAAGACTGCGGTCGCCAGGATCGCTGAGAGGTTCATCTCGCTGGCGTGGTGCTTCAGCAGGATGTCGCCACCACGCTGCTTGATGTCGGCTTCAATCTCGTTCACCACCAGCTTGAGAACAGCTGCCTGGCGATCGTTGCGGATCCGTGCAGGAGTGCGTGGCCAGGTCGGAGGGGCCACTTTCAAGCAGGCATCAGCATGAGCACCTTTGGCGTTGCGCAGCTCGGTCAGCAGCTCCTTCATGCCGGGAATGGCCAGAGCTTGCTGGCGCTGCTGGTAGGTGGTGGTCATGGCGGTCGGTGGTTGTTACCACCAACTATGCACAGGTGGGACCTAGGAGTCAAGTCCTAGGGGGCATGCGGAAGCCCCCGCGACTTGAGGCTGCCGACAAGGGGAGGCTTCCTAATCGCCCGTGCTCGGAGGAACCCAGCTGGAGTGCCCGACCCGATTACACAGACGCTTGAGCTGATGATAGTTCAGCTGGCATTGCGCTGGTTCCAGCGTGCGACCGCATCCATCCGGCGGTTGTGAGCGTCGATCTTGGCCTGGTCCTCGTAGTCCAGGACCGACTCGGCAACTTCCTCTGGAGAGTCCTGCTTCAACGCTGCGATCCAGGCTTTCCAGGCATTGGTCTTCCTCGCCTCTCCACCGGACCAGGAGAAGGTGGGGTTGACCAGGATGTAGCGACGCCCGCTGAACCCATCAACCTGATTGATCAATGCCTTGGCCCGCTTCAGCCGAGCGACTGAGTTGACCACGTACTTGCGGCTCAGACCGAGCTCATCAGCCAATGCAGCCAGGGTGTACTCGCAGATACCCGTCCGCCAGTTGGTCCTCTCCACCACCCCGTAGTACACGGCCACGTCACGGCAGGACAAAACCTTCTCCTTGATCAGGGCCGTGATGCCCTCGAAGTACGGCTGCTCTGAGTCCAGNACTCGCACTGCTACCCACCTAGGTTCGTCCTTATCAAGCCTAGTACCTCTAGTCATACCAAGGGAAGTCAAAAGTAAGTTTACACCCTACCGTGCAAACTTACTCAGCCAGAACCCTGCTGCCGCCCCGACACACCTACGGGCCTATGAAATCTCCCTCTAACTACCACCCACCACTGCACGACACCGCTGCTTCGCACCGTCACCGCACAGCACTGGGTGGCACCTCTGCAGCGTCGAGCTGGCGCTCTCCTGGCATCGAGGGTCACAGGGGGCATAGGTGGGGACACCTACTTCCCAGTTTCGCTATGCCCGCCTAGGCAGCATCCCCCTAGCGCGTGCGGACGCAACTCCCCCATGGCCCCCATGCGATTCCCTACAGGGCGCTGGCGAAGCATCCGAAGGCAGATGGCCTCGCCACCACCTGCAGGCGTGCTGTAGGGGCAGCTAGATGCCTCTGAGCGTGTGCATCGATTGAGGGCCTACCCCGTGGTTGCGGGCACCTGCTCGAGCACCTGCTGGTCGGTGCGGGCATGTGTGCGGCAGTCGTGGGCAGCTGATGCAGTGCTGGCCTGACTTGTCAGCGGATTGTTGATGCGATGACAGCAGGTGAGCGCAGCTCGGGTGGCGGTGGGCAGTGGCTGGCGGTCGGTGAACGGGTGGCAGGGCTGGCTGGCGGTGGTTTTTTTTTCGTTAGACAGGTACTCTGGACAAGCGAGAACCTTTGCAGGACGGGCGAAGTCAGCTGTCCGCGTCGGGTTCGTGCCGCATTTTGGACACCACCCACGCATCCCCGCGCTTGTCACAGGTGAGATGCAGGTGTTATGAAGTGCACAGGTGGGACGCAGGTGTCTGCGTGCTGCCCCCCAACAACCACCGAGAGAGAGGAGTGAGTGATGAAGGAATGGATTGGTGCTGTCCTGCTTGTGACAGGTGCCAGCACAAGCTGTCTGCCATTGGCGATCCCTGCAGTTGCTGTTGGGGTGTGGCTGGTGGTGAGTGCGTAACCCGCTTGTCTCTGCGCCTTACTCGGCCCTGCGGGCCTGCGTGAGCCGCAGGTGCCTGCGCTGGTTGCAGCCGACCACGCCCACCGGCTCGCTGCGCTCGCAAACGATTAACCCGAAGACGGATGACAAGGGAAATGGATTATTTGCGGATGGCTCACTTCTTGGCTCACCTGCGAACGAGTGGTCGTGGGGTGCCTGTCAACGCTGCTGAGGCGCTGCTGCTGATTGCTGGTGGTGTTGATCACGTGAGCGACCTGGGCGCTGCGATGACGGATGAGAAGGGTCAGCCACTGTCCGGCAGCACTGCAGCACGGCTTGTCAGCCTGCTCAGAGGACGTGCCCGCTATGCCCATGGGAGGTGGATCGAATCACCGTTTTCCCTGATCGAGATCAGATCGCATCCCCATCGCCGCGGCCAACAGCTGCGTCTCAGCCAGCAGGGCCAGGAACTGATCAGCCAGTTCTTCCCATCTGTCAACACCCCTACAGGTGATGTAGATACGCGCCACCTAGGTGTAGAGCTGACCACATGCGACGAGGACTGAACCATGCCCGTACACCTGCTGCTGTCTGTTGAGTGGCCTGATCGCCAGTGCTGGCGGTGCTTTTGCGTCTGGTGGACACCGGGTCAACACCCTGTCCCATTGTCAACCCAGTGGTGTCACACTCCTAGGAGGTACCGGCGCTACGGCCCATGGATCACCGTCTGCTGGCCCGTGCTCTGGACCTGTTTGCAGTGCTGGATCCAACCCACCTCTACGCACACCACATCCAGGTCTTCCTCTGCGTTGTCCAACACGGTCCATGCACCCTCAAAACCATCGAAGACCAGCTGAACCTCTCAGGCAGTGCCGTCAGCCGCACTGTTCAGGCCCTCGGTTCCATCAACCGCAAGGGCCACCAGGGCTTTGATCTCGTCACCGTTGAACGGGATCCAAAGGAAGGCAGACGGTTTCTCGTCATGCTCACATCTAGAGGCCACGCCATCGCCAGACAGATCGAAGCCCTTTGATCACTCAAACGCAAGTCCAATGAGTCTCAGCCGGAACGGTGTCAGGTTCCGGCCCAAAACCGATTGACACACTCCTAGGTGGTCGCATCGATCGCACCTACAGCAGGTGGCTGAGATCGGCTGCAACCACTAGCTACCGACTGTCGGTCACCACAATCGACACCTAGGTGCCAGCTTTTTCTGGGTTCCCCTCAGACTCCCCTCCCAACACTTCCCCCTTGAAGATCTGAAAGTGTTCGCTTGGTGCCTGGAACCGGCCAACCTCTGACTGTGCTTGCTGTGCTTGAGTCTCTGAACTGTGTCTGAGTGAGTTAGAGAGTTTTCCTACTTCTCTCTCTCCCCTCCCGCACTGACACACCATAAGAGCATCTCACGCCTCATCCCTGTCAATAATTTCCTGTGCCACCTACTCAATCGTCCACTGCCTAGGGCCATGCCCTTCACCGGTGCAATGAACTGGGCATCAGCTCTCCACGGACAATGGTTCGCCCCAGGCAGGTCAACGACTGGCAGACAAACCCTCTGACACCAGAGGAGAAGCGCCGGTACGCCATCAAGATGCAAGCCGAGAGGGCCAGGCACGGCCTCACCGATGGCCTGCGCACGGACCGGAAGGGCCTGCAGGAATACCTCGAGCGCAGACGCGCTGAAGACGCTCGAGCAAGAGGCTGGGGTTGATAGGTTCCTAGGCTTCCCTGCATAGGTGGGAAGTACTAGGATGGTGGGACAACAACCACCTACCACCATGCCCGGAACTGTTCGCCGCACTCCCACTGGCTGGCTCGCTGATGTCAGCGTCAATGGCGTCCGCAAGACAGGTCTCTGCAAGACCAAGGCAGAAGCCCTCGCACGCAAGCGTGAGCTGCTCGAGGCCCTGGTGAACCTTGAGGCCACACCAACTGGCCTTTCCCTGTTCAGCCTCAAGGATGCCCGTCAGCTCTCACTGCAGGTCCGCTGGGCTGGCACTGCAGGTGAACGCACCGCTGCCATCTACAGCCAAGCCGTCCTTGATCACTTCGGTGCTCACACCCTCCTCTCTGAGATCACAGCAGCTGGCGTGGATGCCTGGCGCCGCAAGCTGCTGAGCACCGGCAACAGGCCAGCCACCATCAACAAGAAGGTGTCAGCACTCAAGGCCATGCTGGCTGATGCCCACCTGCGCGGGCACCTGGCCACCGTGCCGAAGCTGCCACCTCAGCTCAAGCTTCAAAACCTGAAGGACCGCGTGTTCTCTGATCAGGAGGTCAAGCTGTTCTGCCACTGGTTCCAGCAGGCCGGTCATCCTGCCGCGGCCAACCTGTTGGTCTTCCTCCTTGAGACCGCTGCCCGCTGGGGTGAAGCCGAAGCCCTCAAAGGTGATGACGTCGACCTGGTGAAGGCACGCGTCACCTTCTCCAAGACCAAGGCCAACCGTGTCCGCTCTGTACCGCTCACCAGACGCGCCCTGCAGGCCCTGGAAGGCCACATGCCTGCTGTCGGTGCCCACAAGGTCTGGCCGTACACCTACGCCCAGTTCAGACGCCTGTTCGAGGCTGCGAAAGAAGCGATCGGTCTGGCTGATGACGAGGCACTCAGCATCCACACCTGCAGGCACACCGCAGCAAGCAAGCTGGCCAGCGCTGGCATCCCACTTCACCAGCTCATGGCCTTCGGTGGTTGGACTTCTCTTGCCTCAGTCCAGCGCTACCTCCACATCCACACCGATGCCCTCGCTGCCTGCGTCGCAGCACTCGAGAGCTGACACTTGCCTTGCACTACTGCAAACATCAGCCCGACACCACTGACCCCGCATGACCATCAACGACCTCCAGTTCACGCCCGAACGCTGGCAGCAGGTGTTCGCTGCCTTCAAGGGTGAACCCCAACAGCTCGCTGGCATCGAGGAGCTACGCCAGGCCATCTGCCAGGCAGACCCTGGACTGCTCACCGAATCCGCCAGCTGGTTGGCCAACTTCCATAAGGAGCAGCCGCGGCCTCAGCAGACGACCATCGCTGTGCCGTACTTCAACCAGCTGCAGATGGACGATGGCCAGGGCTGGCGTGACTGCTTCTCAGCTACCTGCGCCATGATCGCCGCCTGGAAGGGCAAGGTGACTGGCGAGAACCAGTACAACCACATTCGCCAGAAGCACGGCGACAGCACGGTGGCCGCAGCGCAGATCGCAGCACTGCATGAGCTGGGTCTGAAGGCCACCTACGCCACCAATGGCACCAAGGCTGAGCTGATCGAGCTGCTGGACCGTGGCATCCCCGTTGGCACTGGGATCCTCCACCACGGCCAAGCCAGCAGCCCCTCAGGTGGTGGCCACTGGATGCTGATCGTGGGCCACGACGACACCGGTGTGATCGCCCTGGATCCTTACGGTGAACTCAACGTGGTCAACGGCACCTGGGCCCAGCAGGGCAGCGGTGGTGATCACGTCCACTACAGCTGGAAGAACTGGCTGCCCAGGTGGGAGGTCGCTGGTGGTGATGGCTATTGCCTGTGGGTGGAGCAATGATTGAACTATCACCACAAGCGCAGGCGGTGTATGACGCCTACTGCAAAGAAGCTGACAACCCCTACTACTACGAGCGCAGTGGCCTAGTCGCAGCCCTGCGAGCTGTTGCTGATCAGGTAGTGCCGGTGCCTCCGATGATCGTTGAAGGTGGTCGCACTTATGAGGAAGCATGGACCGCCACCGTCCATGGCGACATTCGTCGCCAACTCCTCGCCATCGCCGCCGAGCTGGAGGGTGGCAATGACTGAGATCACCCTCTACAAGCTTGACGCTGCCTTTGCGCCGCTGAGCAAGTTCGATCATCTTGCCAAGCCTGATGACTTCATCGAAGTGTCGTTATGGCACAACGGTGAAGGCTTCGATGCTCACCTGAGCAGCCATGCTGAACAGACCATCAGGTTTTCGTGGGGTGAGTTCAAGGCCCTGAAGAAACTTATCAAGGAGCTGGACCAATGACCAACCTCTCCCCTGCCGCGCAGGCGGTGCTGGATGCCGCCAACGGTCGCAGCTCCTACGGTCCAGATGACTGCCTAAATGAGTCACGCTGGATTGCTGCCGCCGCCCTCCGCGCTGCTGCTGATCAGGTGGTGCCGGAAGAGCCGCTCTATGGGGGTGATCAGCGTTGGATGTGGGAGCGCGATGCCCGCCAGGCTTGCCGCAAGAAGCTCCTCGCCATCGCCGCCGAGCTGGGGGGCGAATGAAATACGACAAGCTCACCCTCTCCCAGCACACCACCATCGAGACCTACCGCGATCACAACGGCAGGGCATACGTGGCCTACTCCAGCGGTGCCAGCGTGTTTATTAGGGACGTGGCCGAGCTGCGGCGGTTCCTCAAGATCAGCAAGGGTCTGCCCATGCGGGAGAGGCTCGATGAATGGCTGGCTGATCTGCAGGAGAAGGATGCAGCGAAACCTCAGGGTTGATTGTTCGGTGTGCTGCCCAGGCCGATGAGAGTGGCCAGCAATGCTGTCAATGTTTGAACGGCCCTGCTGTCCACGTCCTGACAGACGGTGGGTTCGCCATCCTTCAGCCTGCCTGCCATCGCTGCCTGGAATAGCTGTGGTCCGATGTAGAAAGTGCAAGCACCCCACCAACCAATCGACAGGAAGCAGATACTGGCTACGACAGCAATGATTGAGTTGCGTAGCCAGGGTTGCATTAGGCAGCCATCTCCAGCGTCTTCCAGGTTCTGCCGGTAGCCGCATTGCAGGCAGCAGTGACGCTCACCCCAAACTCACGGGCCAGCGCAGAGACAGACTGACCGCTGACCCTGGCCTGCCGCAGCTGGATCACCTGTTGCTCGGTGAGCTTGGCGTTGCCGTTCTTTTCTCGTACACACTTGTCAAGGGTATGCCTGGAATGAACGATGTTCTCTTGGTGAGTTACCCATTCCAGGTTTTCCAGCCTGTTATCGGCTGAGTCGCCGTTCTTGTGGTTTCCCTCCATGCCAGCAGGAGCTTCACCAACGAAAGCCCGCAGCACCAGGTGATGAACCAGTGGCTGGGTCTTGGTCCCGTCTGTTGCATACAAGGCGACCTGCGGATACTTCGGCTTGGTGGTCTTCAGGATCCGCTCTGGCTTTTTACAGTCCATGACCACCTCCGGCTGGCGGGAGTTCCGCATCTTGTAGGGACGGCCCAGTGATTTGACCCGCCCCATGTCGCTGACCTCGTACAGCCCCTCGTAGCCGGGGACTGGCTTCCAGGTCTCGTGCATGAATGGTGCTTGTGACTGCTCTAAACATAGCACTAAGACCTACTAATTTATTTTTATGAAAGTATTGAGTCCATAGTGAACAGGTGCTGTCTCGATGTCACCACCGCTGATGGGATGGCGTGTTTCATGCAATGATCTCGATCTTCAGGACAGAAGTAGTCCAGTAGGCTGGGTCCATACCGATAATCCAATACAGCACATCCCCAGGTTTTGTTGCCGTGGGCAGTTGCACTGTGCCGCCGTATCTGGTTTGATAAGCGTTGTAGTTAGCAGCGGCTGCACCACTGCTTGTGCCATACACAGTGACTCCATCCTCAGCAAGGCAGAGGAACTCAGACTGTTGGTTTAGGTTGTCAATACCCCCGCCATTAACAGCGGGGAGACCATACCTATCAGACACTTTCAACTGAATAGTCTGCAGGGGCATCGTGCTTGGGAATGGAGTTCCATCCCACATTGTGTCATTCGTAAACTTGCATCGGTCACGCCCGTTCCAATTAGCAGGTGGTGTAACCCACTGAGTTGTGTAACCAACAGAAGCCTTAGGCCACACCTGGGTAGCACCCACCATTATCTTCTTAGGAACAGTAGTTCCGTATTTCACAGCAGTAGCTGTGGCGAAGTTGAAGGTGCTCATGCTGAGATGATGTAAAGGGTCAAGGGATCCTTCGTAGCTATTGCGTCATAAGCAGCCTGCGTCAAGGCAACCATCTTCAGGCTCAGGTCAGCAACCTTCACCCAGATGGTTCCGTTGTAGTGCCACATCTGAGACAGCTTCTCGACCAGGTGAGTGTCATCAGCAGATGGTTGGGTGAATACCCAGGCACCGCTTAGCCACTGAGCGATCTGATTGTCCTTGCCAGCCCATGCACCCGTTGCATTGGGAGACACGATGTATGCCTCCCCTGCAACCGGGGAAGCGGGTGGTGCAGCCAGGAAGTCAACAACAGCTCCACCGTGGCTCATGCCACCAGCTAGTGCGTTCACCTTGTTGTCAACATCGGCCTTGCTGTAGGAGTCAATAAGCTCCTTTCTCCAAGGGTTGGCGACGCTGGCAGCAATTGTTGCGGGAATAGTCGGAACCTGAAGCAGCTCCCAGCCAAGGGTTCCCAGCCAACCGTTGGTGCCATCCTTGTCGACAACCACAAGGAAGCCAGTAGCACTGTTTATTACGGTGCCAGCAAAAGGACCAGCTGGGACTGTGTAAGGGATTGGGGCTCCACAAGACCAAGCGTAGTAGTCACCAACATTCCATGCACCAGGGATGGTGCCGTCAAATGTTTCCAGGTGGGTACTGCCAGGCACAACTGGACCAAACGTGGCAAAGCTCCTTTGCGTACCCTTGGCAATACTGGTCGGGTTGATCAGAGTGCCAGGCTCTATGCCAGGAGCCACATCAGCCGTGGCGAACCAGAGGTTGTTGTTACGTAGAACCGTTGCGCCAGACTTGTACGACTTAGTGCCAGACCATTCAGATAAAGCAGACGCTGAAGACGGAACAGCTTCCCACAGGTTGGTTGTGCCGTTAAAGACAAGGGCATCACCATCATGGGGGTCGTCAACATGACAGTCATGTAGAGCGGCTAGATCCCCACGAATGGGAAGCATCTCCCACGGATACTCTCTAGCCTTTGGAACCGTTGTCCCCTTGGCGTCATCTACAACCCAAAGAACAAAGGTGCCCTTGTTTTTAGTTGGGAGGAAGTGACTACGCCATAAGGTCCGCTTGGAATAAGCACCATCTTTACGCACCCAACCATAGGTGAGGTTGACAAAATCCACCATCACCCATTCCCACACGCTCCAATTCCGATCATCCTTGTAGCAGACACAGTTGGTCCTGCCGTTGGAAGAAGGAGTGAAGGCAGGAGGCAGAGTGGCATCTGCAACCTTCTCAACGCGGAATACCCGGAAGGGTCCACCGAAGTCACCAGATCCATCGGCTTGTGCCCGATAGAACAGGAACACGTCTCCAGTCAGGAACTCGGGAGACTCGTTAGCCGCAATGGCTCTAGTGGCTTTGAAGATACCGCCTTTGTAGTAGACGGTTGTTCCATCACTGTAGACACTGCTTGCCGTGTACTGAGCAATGTGAGCAGGGGTGTTACCAGAAACCCACTGCTCTTTTTTGACGTTCCAAATCAGGGCATCACCATTGCCCGGTGCCTTGCTGCCAAGGTCCACGTTGGCAAGGTCGCCAAGCAGTCCAAGGGCTCTGGTTTCAGTAGCAAAGTTCCAGACCTTCCAAGCACCGTTCTCATACACCTCAAAGTGAGGAGGAGTGGTGTTCTTATTGACCCAAATGTCCCCCTCTTTGGCGTTGGGCCACTGGACCCAGGTCGTGCCTCCACTGAGAGTTCCAGGCCCATACTTACCAGTGAAGTAGGGGATAGGGTTGATAACGGATAGAGGCTTCCACTCACTGGCTGCTGCGTCCCAGGACGGGACTTGACCTGCAGTGGCTCCACCAAGTTGACCAGTGTCTCCAAGGTCTTCAAGGCGTAGGGCCAAGGTGGTGGCAGCGTCCCATTGCTGGGTCATGTCATCCCATTGGAGGACAGCACCATCAGTGGGATTGAGGACGTTAGCATTTACATCACTCAGATCATTCAGGGCTAGCTGCGTGGGCACCCATTCGTTGTTGACTGCATCCCAGGCAGGAACTTCCCTGTCATTGGCGGCTGCCAGGTTGTGGCAGTCCTCCAGCTCCTCCAGCTTCATGTGAGGCAGTGGAGTGATGTCTGTCCACTTGGAGCCAGGGTCACCAGGAGGCAGGTCACCGGGAGAGATCAGCGCATTGGCACGGAAGAACGCCTTCTGGTAGCTGACGACTGACCCCTTCTCCCAGCTGGTGTCAGACCATGAGGTGAAGCTGCCCAGAGAATCCCAGCGTTGCTTGCTCAGCAGGTCACCAGGGACATGCACCCATTTGGTTCCATCTGATTGAATCCAGTCACCCACCTGCAGCACTTCCCCAGCCAGGTCGGTGCCAATGCCTGGGTCAGCTGCTGTGACCACATGACCCGGCGCCCCAGTCCAGCTGTAGTAGAAGCCCCTGTTGGCCAATGCCACAGCAGGCAAGGCAGCCAGCGTGGACTCCTTCACCACACCACGGAACAGGGAGCCAGCGCTGATCCACTGCTTGATCGTGTCCTCGCTCAGGCTCTCAAGCCAGTTCGCACCATTCCAGAACTTAATCTCGTGGTGCAGATTCTCAGCGGTGAACTGGATGTCTCCAGGCCGCAGCTGAGCAGGACCAACACCATTGGCTTGATCAGGGGCAGCCTGCGTTCCTTTGACGAAGCTCTTGGTGGTGCCACTGGTCGCAGCAGACGGTGCCTTCGCCACCCACCTGCCAGCCACCTGGTCCCAGGTAATGACCTGTCCATCAGCCGTGGCTGTCACCACCACTGGAGACGGTGGGGCACCGCTGCTGATCGCACTGCCAGGAGCTGGAGTACGGGTCAGCTCCCATTCATTCTTGACCGCCTTGTAGGTGGCCGTCAGGATCGACCCATCAGGAGCAGTGGCTGACACCACCTGTCCATCAGTCGGGTTCTTGGGAAAGGGGAAGGACATGGCTCAGGTGGGTGGTGATGTGGAGTGTTATTTGCCAACAGACAAGGCAGCGATCTGGTGCTCCAGCTGCTCAATCCGCGCCATCGCCTCGCCCAAAGCCTTGAAGCCCTTGAGCATGGCGACGGAATAGCGGACCCCTTTGGTCGTAGTGCCAGTCGGCTCATTAGCAACGGTTTTATTCCCGTCCGCGTCTACTCCTTCCGTGCGCTTCATGTCGGGAGTGTCAAACACCAAACCTGGGCACTGCCCTTCGATCTCTTGGGCAACCCAGCCAATCTGGGGAACATTGAGCGGGTCCGACTTAAGAGTGTACCGCTGAAGGTGATCAGCCAGAAACTTCACATCATCCCATTGACTGCTGGCCGCGCCCAACAGGTTCTTCAACTTTCGGTCTGAAATGGCGCCATAAACGTTGTTGACGTTCTGGCAGTTGCCATCATCAAGAACCCTGAAGACGCTCTTGGCTGTTGGTACGTGATACGCATTGATGATGGGACCGTTGTAGCCAGTAACGGCCTGATTCCACTGAAGCTCCAAAACGGATGGGGCTCCAACAGCCGTGCCAAGGTTCTCAACGACAAGCACAGCCGCACCAGGCGGGCATGTTCTTGCAATGGTATGGGCAGACAAGTTGGCCGCAGATCCAATTTGCAGAAGATGCTTGCCGGTAATGGTGCTATTCGGCATCTTCAGGTTTTCGCCCAGCCTGAAAGTAGTCACGCCATCAATGATTGTGTTGAGAGCGCTATCCGTCAGGTCTTCCACCGGAGTGCCGGTGCTGTTCCAGCTGAACTGGACAAAGTTATGGGCACTATCAGCGCCGGCAACCCCAGCAGGAATGTAGACACCGTGGTTCCCGGTGCTATACAACTCCATCGCAACGCCAAAAATGTTGTTGTTGCTTGACTGGTGATTGGCTGCATGAGCTGCCGCTGGAGTCAGCTTATTGCCAAGGTAGATCGCGTAGCCACCATTCTTGTTGCAGCCGTTGATGAAGCCGCCATAGATTGAGTTAGCGTAGGCGCCGTTCAATCTCCAGCCGTAGTGCCAGAAGTGATCAATCGCGCAATTAACAAAGGTGTGCGAATTGCTGACGTCAGTCAGCCAGTACGCCACTGACGCATCGAAGACCCGCACATTTGACACCGTGCCGAAGTAGTTGGCGCTACTTGTCCCCTTGGTCGGTTGCGCCGAGGGAATGTAGACGCCAACAGTGGCGGCCTCAATAGGCTCTGTCGTGTACGCCTTGCAGCGCACATCGCAATTCACAAATGACCAGCACAGGCCATTGCCTGTCTGAAGGGTGCCGGTATCTCGATGGCCCAACGCAACAACACCGCGAGGAGAATCGTTCTCCGACAGAATCTCGCCAAAGCCCCCGTCAAAGTGTCCATAAAGACCAAGCAGTTCAACCACTGGATCGGTTGATGTTGAAGACGCCGCCACCCGTACCAGCGTGGTGCCGGCGCTCATTGACACCAGCTTCCGGTGGGTGTAGGTGCTGTTGATCAAAATGCCGCCATCGCAGCGGTAGCGACCAGGCGGAATGACGACATGATCGTGGGCGTCAATCGCTGCCTGGATAGCGGCGGTGTCATCCACTGATCCATCGCCCTTGGCGCCAAAGTCCTTAACGCTGACTGCATCCTTCAGCTTGCTGAGGACTGTCCTGGGCTTGGCGTTAGTGCCGTCCTGCAGGAACGGCTTCTCTGGCGTGAACTCAATCAGTGAGTCATCATCTGCTCTGGCAAAAAGCCCAGGGGTTTCATGGTTGTTGTTCAACCACAGTTCCCCCTGGGCCAACTCCCCCGCCGCAGCAGGTTTAGAGACCGTGGGCTTGGTGCCCTTGATTCCACAACGGCGAAGAAGTAGTTGCAACATCAGCTGAAAGTCCCCAGATCAAGTGTGTTCACGAGCTTGTATGCAGCAGCTGTGCCATCGGTGATGGCGTTATCCCGCACCAGCACACCCTTCTGGTTGGCAGAGGTGACGCTGGCCACGGTGGTGTCACTCACGTCAGATGCGGAGTGAACGGAGAAGCCCGTTGCTGCCACCACACCAGAGAACACCAGGTGCCAAGTCGCACCGTCGTAGACGACGTGATCGTTGGCGTTCATCGCCACGTTCAAGGTGGCTGGGGTCTCACCAGTGACGGTGCCAGGCTTGACCACCAGGAGGTAATCGCCCTCCTTCATGCCGCGGCCAGCAGCGATCTTGGCTGCAGCAGCAAAGCCAGTGCGGCCACCACCAGAGGCAGCAGTGGTCACGGTGGCAATCGAGCCACCACCTGCAGCGCCAGCGTCGTAGGTGCCCAGCAGGGTGGAGCCCGTAGCCAGACCAGCCACCAGTTCAGCCAGGGCTTTCACCTGGCCAGCAGTGGCAACCGCCAGACCATCAGGTGCGGTGGCCCCTGCCTGGGCCGTGGGCTGCACATCAGTGTCGCGGGCCAGGTAAACAACACCCTTGGTGCCACCAGTGCCGGAAGCGCCGGTGCCAATGCGGGCGGTTGCATCAGGCAGCGCACCACCAGTCAGCAGCCAGCTGGAGCCATCCCACACATAGGAACCACCAGGGGAACCAGCGGTGCCACCGCTGACCACGATGGTGTCACCCGAGCGCAGGTCAGCTGCAGAGTTGATCTGATTGGCAGGTGGCGTGGTGCTGGCCACCAAGTAGGCAGTGGTCCGCACCGTCATGGTGCCCGTACCACCGTTGGCTGCATCAAGTGCAGCACCGGTGCCAGAGAAGATCCGCACCGAGGCCGGTGGGTTCTTCAGTTCATAGATCTCATAGCCCTTGCCAGCAGGTGGGGTGGCAGGAACCACCACGCCAGCCACGCCGAAGACGGTGGCAGTACCAGCAGTCAGTGGGGCACCAGCGGCAGAGACACCGTTGGAGCCATCACCCATCAAGATCCAGCCGTTGGCCAGATTCAGTGCAATCTGTCCGGGCTCAAGTGAAGCGGGGAGAGCAGTTGCGCTGGTGGTACGCAGCTGCTGAACAACAACAGTCATCAGATCACTCCTTGATCAATGGTTTGGATTTCATGGACAGAGTTGGCAGCAACGCCATTACCAGCAACAAGTTGACCGGTTGGCGGGGCGACCCCACCAGCCAGCACCCACTGCACACCTGTTCCGTCGTCGTATCTCAGACGCATCTCCCTCCGATTGGTGTCGTACCACAGCCCGTAGGTTGTTGGTTCAGGTGGGAAGGCAACGCCAAAGAACACGTTCGGACCAGGCGGACCCTGCGGGCCAGTGTTGGCCAGCGTCACCCAGGCGCCAGCATCTGCATCCCAGAACCGCTGGACCAGCTCATCGGTGTCAAACCACTGCTTGCCTTGCTGTTCCTTCTGCGGCAGACCCAGGGCAGTGGGAACACCGTCCTGCACATAGGGATCCAGTCGAGCACTGATCGCATCAGTGGTGGCGATGTACTTGTCCTTGCCATCCTTGGGCCAATCACCCAGCAGCTGGTCCAGCTTGGTGATGGTCTGAGCAATCTCAGTTGCTGTCCCCTTATTGGGGTCCTTGCTCCTGGGCAGGTTGTTCCAGAAGGACAGGCTGGCAGCAGGGTTCCCACCACCAGGGATCGACCCCTTCCCATACAGCAGCAGCAGCACCGCATCGTGGTGTTCCTGGATCAGGTACAGCCACTGCTTGTCTGACTCGTTCAGATCATCCGCAATGATGTAGCTGCCGTCCTTCCACTGGACGATCTGATCGTCCTCTGGCGTGATCCGCCGCACCGTCAGCACCTGGGCAGGAACTGGCGGTGTCCCTGCCACTGCTGCCTGCGGTGCCACGTTCAGCTTCAGCTGCGTCCCACTGGTCCAGCTGTAGTCCGTCCCATCCACCAGCTCCCTGCTGTCAAGGAACAGGTGGACGTGAGCGCGATCCAGATACGGGAACGGGACGCTGAAATCCTTGGCAGCCCCATCCCCCTGGTACTGGCGGTAGCTGTAGGGGGTGGGGATTGCCATTGCCGAAAGGCTTGCACCTGTGCAGTCCTTAGGCTACCGGCCTCCCTATTGGCGGCCCACCCCCATGCCGTTGATGCTCTCTGCGTACTGCTGCAACCCAACCTGCTTCTGCCTGAGAACGGCCTGGTACCGCTGACGGAAATCAAACTGCTGGTTGCTCAGCAGCTTCATCAACGCCAGCCGGTCGTAGTAGTTGATGATGTCGTCAACAGGGGCGTAGAGCTTCCCACCTCCTGACTGCTTCCGCTCAGCCAGGCTCTTACCCTGCTGCACCGCCAAGCTCGGGCTGACACCACCTGCCGGGTCGTTGAGCAGCTGGTTGTACTTCGGATCACGCATCAGGCTGCGCAGTGCACCTGCCATGTCCTGGCCCTGCACGTACTGCCAGATCGGCATGAGCCGACCAGCTGACTGACCGATCCCCTCCGGTGGGATCTCACCCCTCACCGTCCGCATCGTCTCCCGGTAGAAGTCTTCCTCGTCATTGCTCATCTGGACCTTGGCGCCACCCATCTCGAAGGTGCCATCAGGACGTGGCTTGTCTCCGAAGCCATGCTTCTCCAGCCACTGGTACAGCTGATCCTGCGGCTTGATCACCGGCATGAACGGGACGGTCAGATCCACCGGCAGACCAAGTGGTCGCTGGATGCTGTTGCCCAGCCAGTCCTTCTCCCGTGGCAGCAGCCCGCCGAGGATGCCAGCGTTGCCCTTCACGAACGCATCGCCCGCCGTCTGCAGAGCATTGATCACCGGCTGAATCAGCTTGTAGTTCGGGTCCTTCTTCAGCGCTGCCACCTCGTTGGCTGACAGCATCCGCCGCTTGGCCAGCATCTCCTCCGCATCGGAGAAGGACCGGGACACCGTGCCACCGAATCCACTGAGTGGCAGCAGGCCGCCCATCTGATCACCCAGCACCCGGCCAAAGTCGTAGCGCTGCGGGTCCTGCGCCCAGTTCATGATGCTGGTGATGTTCTTCAGCGCTGCCTTGTTCTTGATGAGGTTGGCGTAGGCCATCAGGATCGGAACCATGTTCACCTCGCCTTCCTTCCACGTCATCACACCATCGTGATACGCACGAAGGATGTCAGCGTGCAGGCCCATCAGGTCGATCACATCAATCGAGCTGCCCTGGAACTTGGTCGCCTCAGCCAGCGTGCCGGCCAAGCTGAAGCTGTACGGCTTCCAGTTCCTCCGCTCACGTTCCCGCTGGCGGACATCGAACGATCCACCATCCGTGAAGAACCCGTTCTCCCACATCACGTGGGTCATGCCAGCAATGGCCACTGCCACTGCAGTGCGGGCCCTGGCATCGGACATCTCCTCCACCGTGAACTTCGCACCCTTGCTCACCAGCTGCTGACCCTCCATCAGGATCTGCTTCGGCAGAGCAACGATCACATCACGGTTCAGCACCCAGCCGATGCCATTGATCGGCACCTTCCAGAACGGCAGCGCCCATCCCATGAACGGGTTGGATCGCATCTGCTGCACACCGTTCACAAACGGTGCAGCCATCCCAGTCACATCACCAGTGAAGGTGCTGTTCTTGGCACGCTCGAGCGACAGCCGGCCCAGCTCTGACTCGGTGTTGGGCACACCCTTCATCTGGTTGTAGAGCATGGCCCGCAGCTCGTCGTCACCGATCTCATCACCAACCGGGATGCCGTACTCCGCGTTCCGTGCCTTGCGGTACTGCACCAGGTCGTCATCGCTGAAGTTGCCGCTGAACATGGCCTGACCGGCCAGCTCGTCAGCACGACGCTCAATCCATCCCACCCCCTGTCCCGCTGCTCTGCCCTCCTCAGCAGCACGCACGAATGCTTCATGGCTGCTCTTCCACGCAAACGCCTGCGTCTGCATGAAGTCGTCCGTTGCGTTCAGGATGCGGAACGGTGCCATGTACCCAGCGTCCGATCCAGTCAGCCGCTCAACGCCACCGCCGAAGACTTTCCAGAAGCCACCGTTGATGAAGTTCAACACGCTCACTGGATTGGCAAGACCCTTCCAGCTGGTGATGTCCTCCCACGCGGAGTCGAAGGCAGCGTTGACGATGGCCTTGGAACTGCGCAGCTCATCAGCTGACTCCACGTACTTCAGCGAGTCACGCGCCACCGTTGTCTTGCCGGTGGACAGCGCTTCCTTGAAGTTGCCCCAGCTCATGCTGAACGCATCCACGAAGGCACGGCCTGCATAGCCAGCAGCCTTCAGCTCATCGGCCACACCAGCCTTGATCCCGTTCTTCGCAGCAAGACGCATCCCGCCAGACGCCATGTCCTCAGCCATGTAGATGCCCTGCACCAGCGCACCGGACAGTGGGTTCCTGATCGCCCAGGTGGAGAAGGACGACAGCAGGTTGGCCCTGCGCAAACTGTTGAGCAGGTTCAGGTCCCGGTAAAACCCAGGCTGATTCAGACCCAGCGCCTGATCAGCACGCTTGGCCGCTGCCATCTGACGCAGTGCCTTGGCGTTGCCCTCGGCCACCACCTTCAACATGTCACCGACCAGGCTGTTGCCGGTGATCTGATCCAGCGTCAGGTCCTGAACGTCCTTGCTCACGTCGATCAAGCTGATCTCTGCGTCCTGCTTGAACTGCATGGACTTCAGCGCTTGGCCAACACGTCGCCGCACCTGCGCATCCAGCTGCTCGTAGAAGTGCGCCCACTTGGCAGCGTTGCCAGCCTGATGCTTCAAGCCATCAGTCAGGTAGCCACCATCCATCGCATCGGCCAGCTCCTCGAGCACATCGGTGTACTGGCTGGCTGCATCCCACCTCGCCTTGGCAGCGGCATAGACAGCACTGGGCAGGTTGTCGATTCCCTTCACCCGCTTCTGCAGCGCCTCAGCCACTGCTCGAGGATCGGCGCCTGCCTGCTGCGCCATGCCCATCAACGCCTTCGCCGCGGCCTGGTTGGTGAATGGCCGGCGCAGCTCCACACCCTTGTCAGTGCCGGCACGCTTCAGACCCATCACCTCCAGCAGGGCAGCGATGTTCTCCTGGCTGGGATCGATCTGGCTGTAGTTGATCATCCGGCCAGTGCGACCGTTCGGTGTCCGGTTGCCCTGGAACCCAGCTGCCACCATCTGACGGACGGTTTCATCGCCCATCTGCATGGCATCCATCTCTGCCTCCGTCACCCACTTGCCGGGATCGAGAGTCACCTCATCACCGGTGTAGGTCTTGAGCACCTTTGGCTTGGCTTGAGGCTGGCCATCAGCCAGTGCTGCCTGCGCCTCCAGCCCACGACGCGTGGACTTCAGTGCTTCCAGCTGGTCCTGCAGTTCCTTGATCTCCTGGCCCAGGTCATTGCAGCTAGCCATCAGCACTTCGCTCCTTGGGATTGGCGGGTCAGTTCTTCCAGCCGTTTCTCAATCGCCTGGACTTGCTTGTCAACCACGGTCATGCCTTGCTTGGCATCAGCCTTGGTCATCCTCGCGGTAGCAGCCTGCTGCTTCTTGGCAGCCGCGGCCTCTGCTGGTGTGGGCTTCGCTGCTGGTGTCTTCTCCACCAGCTCACCACCTTCCATGCCGTACTGCTTCGGCTTGCGTGGTGGCACCGCATCCAGCTCGGGGTTGAACTGTGGTGTTGGTGCCTGGAACCGTTCGCTGTACGGCTGCAAGCTGTAGAACCCTTCACCCAGGATCCCCAGCTTCTTCTTCTCCTCCCACGGCAACGTGTCCCAACCATGCGCTGCCATCAGCGCCTGCTGCTGCGCACGCTGCGCCTGCTCATCCAGCAGGTTGTACTCAAACCGCAGACGCATCTCCTCAATCAACGCATCAGCGTTCTTCCCGCCCGCCTTGTACGTGGGCAGTGCATCGGTGGAGAACGCCAGCGGCAGCTGACCGGTGGGGTCAGCAAACAGGTCATCCACCAGTGAGCTCTGCTCAAACGCTGTGACCGGCCGCTGCGGCAACGGGGTGATTGGTGGCTGCACCTCACCGTTGTCGATTGCACGCTGCAGGATCTCAGCCTTCAACCGCTCACGGGTTTGAGCATCCATGCCGCGGCCGCTGTAGTCCGTTGCCGGCACCAGCTGCTCAACACCATCAGCGTCCAGCACCTTGGTCATGCCAGGTGCAGACAGGTCAGCCGGGCGATCAAACAACGGTGCAGCATCACCGAACTGGTTCGCCTTCAACTGCATCGCCAGCTGCTCAGCCTCAGGCGGCAGGAACCGCCCACGCTTCTCAGCCAACTCAACCAGCGCATCAATGATGTCGGACTTCTTGGCCTGCCATACCCGCCGGCCAGTCCGTGCCTTCACCAGTGCTGCC